TTAAACCAAAGAGATATCCCTTGGCTGCTTTATCTTTGACGGCATCACTAAGGTTCTCGATAGCAGGGAGCTTAGCGAGAAAGCGGTTGCGTAACTCGCGCCCCTTCTTAATACTACCTCCTACAATCTGACCTAGCTTAGCTACACCTGCACCATACAAGAAACCATAGATGAACGTCTTAGCATTGTCCCTTGTTGGTAGACCCGCTGCTTCTTGATTGATAGTATGGATGTCACCGTTAACTACCTGCTCACCGTACGCACCATCATCATAGATAGCCATGTAATGAGCGAGCATGCGTAACTCTAAACCGCTCGCATCACAGCCTACAATCTTCCTGCCCTTAGGCGAAGTGAATAATCTACGACACTCCTTACCCATGAATGAGCCTGAGCTAGGAGTCTGTGCTACATTAGGTCTGTTGTGTGTACATCTACCTGTAACTGCACCGAGTGTTTTGATCTGCCCGTGTATACGACCATCATCCTGCACCAACTTCAACCATGCATTTTTGCCTTCCGCAACCATGCCTAGAATTTTTTGGGCTAAAAAGTATTCTCTTAGTAGCTCTGCCTCAGGGAACTTAACACCTTTAAGAACTTCCTCATTGATAATAGGTGTCCCCTTCTCAGTCTGCTTAGGGCTCGTCCACCCATACACCTCCTCCATCCAACGTCTGATGTGGTGGCGTGAGCCAGGGTTGAAGTAGATTGTATCCCAATAGCCCCAACCATTATCCTCATCATTGTGGGCACCCTTTGCTATCTGCTTTTGGTACCTAACTGATACGTCTCCCTTCTTTGTATACATAGGGGCAGGCTTAAGAGCTATCCAATCTTGCAAAGGCTTAAAGGTTTCTTCTAGTTGTTTAAAGAGCTTCTCTTTTTTAGTAACTAGTTTCACGTGAAGCAGTTGCGCTGACTCTATATCAAAGAGCCACCCGAATGTTGTCTGTCTTTGTATGATGCGAGCGAACTCTTGCTCAATCCTAAAAGCTTCCGCGGGAACACTCTTAGCTACCAGTCGTTTGTAGAGGACAGCGTTGAGGTGTACATCCTGCTTACAATACTCAAGCATCTCCTCACTGAATGAGTCCCATGCATCCTCTTGCTCACCATAAGTACCTTTGTTTGTGCCCAATCGATAGCCCCATGCCTTGAGACCATGGAGACCCTTCATCCTAGGAGGTAGCTTAGTGGGCTCATCTAAATGTTGTAGGTTGTAGTAGGCCAGTTGAGATAGCAGTAGGGTATCTACAATCTCGCAGTGCTCCCATAGGTCTACACCATAGAGCTTCTTAATGACTGGTAGGTCAAACCCTATGATGTTGTGGCCTGAGATAGCCTTGGCTTTCTTTAAGTCTCCTAAGAGTTTAGGTATATCCTGAGGTCTATACAGGTTGTACTCGTCTGTCTCTGTGTCATAGGTAACTGCACAGTGTGTTGTGGTTACTGTGTCTAGTAGTCCATTTGTTTCTAAGTCAAATATTAACATTAGAATTCCTCCATATCTACACCTGAGAATCCAGGCTCAAATTCCTCACTATCATATGTAGACATACGCCCTGTCCCCTTGTCATACTCTAATGTGTCTGCCATACCTACATCACCTACAAATCTATTCTTTAAGATACGTAGCTTCACATGGTTACCAAACTCTGCGTCTTGCATGTCCCGTTCAACACCTATAACACCATCAGATAGTTGGGCGATAGCACCTGAACCACGTAGCTGTGATAGTGATACCGTAGCCCCGTCCTCATGTCCCTTATCTCCTTGAGGTCTACGTAGGTGTGAGACTACAATGATTCCTGCCTGTGTTTCCTCAGCTAGTGAGCGTAGGTTTGTCATCAATGCATCGATTGCTCTCCGCTCATCCCCATCAACTGTGCCTGATACTACAATAGATACATGGTCTAGTACTAGGAAGTCCACCTCATTCTGCAGCACTAACAACTTCATCTTCCTTATTAGATTCTCTGACTCGAGTGAGCCGAAGTGATCATAGAAGTAGAGATGTCCCTTGCCGAGTACCGCATCAAATGCCTCACGTTTCTTCTCGAGACTAACCTTAGAATAATCATAAGACATAGGTTTATCTAGGTACATACCCATGAACCCTAGGGCTGAACGCTTTAGGTTTTCTTCAAGGGCTATGTAGCCTACCTTCAGACCATGATGCATCGTTAGGTGATAAGTAATCTCTTTGACGATGGTTGATTTACCTACACCTGAGCCTGCGGTGAAAGTAACAAGTTCCCCCTTACGAAGCCCCTGGAATTTTTCCTCCATTTTTGGAAACGGGTAGGTGTATGTCTCAAAGACCTCATCAACAGATACTAAGTCCCAGAGTTCACTACCATTCTTGATGCCATCAATGGATAGGCTCTGAGCTTGGTAGGTGGTAGAAAGCACAGCCCCCTTCCCTTTGTTAATTAGTAGATCGTTGGCATCTTTATAGCCAGTACCTTGTATTACCTTCAGTTGGCCTGGCTTCTTAAAGAGTTCGCTAACCTCTTCCATTGCCTTATGCCCTGCCTCATCGTCATCGAACCATAGGATTACAGTAGGGAATGATAGTACCCACTCCAAGTTCTCCTTGATATTCTTGTATGCGCTATTTGCACCATTGATGATAGACACGGCAGGAAACTTACAGTCATATGCTACCGCTACAGAGAGAGCATCGAGCTCCCCTTCTGTAATTACTACAGCCTTAGCTGATCCTGATCCGAAACACTGCTGACCGAATAGGCCGACCCCTTTTGTTGTACCTGTCACAGAGAAATCTTTACCTGCTGTCCTCACCTTTTGACCAGTGAGTTTCTTACTCTGCTTGTCATAGTAGTTAGCTATTTGGATAGTCTCGCCAGTGGCTTTGTTGCCTACCAAGTAGTTGTACTTCTTACATACTTCTTCGGGTATACCTCTAGACCTTAACGCCTTCGCTTCTCCTGTGTATAGATTCGCGTCTTGGAACGGTGCTGAGTCATCTTCAAATGACCCTACCTCAGTTAAATTATCGTACTCTGAGTTAATCCTGCCCGCCCCACATGAATGACAGGATGTTCCTCCGTCAGTGTAGAGTGCCCCTGCATCGGAGCTACCGCATTTCTCACACGGTATGTGCTTTATGAAAGCCATAGTTAGTCCTCCCAGACTGTTTTAAATTAGGTGTCACTGAGTGTGTTCCGCAGGTGACAGCTACGGTTATATGTCTCCTAGGTCATGAAATACCTAAGAGAACCCTTACACTCTAAGGGTGGGAGCTAAAAGTCCTCTGTTGTAGCTACTGATTCCTCAGTTGTATCTGCGAAGCCTGAACCAGACTCGTCAGCAAAACCTGCATCGTTTGAATACTCCTTCAACTCGATGATCTGTACTTTCTTAAGCTTGTATGACACACCTACATAGTTACCATTAGGCATGTGGTACACAGATGCCCATACTTGTAGCTTAAGAACAGACTCATTACCAATTAAGGTTTTAAAGTTCTCCTGCTCAATACCCTTAGCATTGAAAACAGGTACCTTCTGTGGATTACCATCAAAGTCTACAGCGTAGGCTTTAGTCTTAAGAATGATATTACCAGTCTCATTACCTTCTACATCTTCCTCTTGGTGGTATACAGGGCGTGACTCAACCTTGTTTGCCTTAGCAGTTGGTAGATTCTCCTTGGCTTCAGCTAGTCCTGCATCTCGGAGCTTCTCCATCTGTGCTATGAATCTAGCTACTGCATCATCACTAGGGTCTAAGACAATACCTGCCTCATATGTACCCTTCGGATTGAATTTGTAGTTAGGCTCATCTAACTTTGTCCATAATGAACCACCTGCTGGTGTAACAAGTGATCTCCCTTTGGTGTTCTGAATAACACCTTGTCTTTGATTGGCCATATGCCCTCCGTTTTTGTTCCCCTCGGAACAGTTATTGTTTAAAAATATCCCTCATGACACATTTGTATGCCTCATGAGAGGATTCAAAGAGCTCCAATTGTTCCTGTTCGTCTGCACGAGTCAGTCCCATGTCGCTCAGTTCTCCCTCTAGCATGGCTAATTCCACACCGAGGCAATCAAGCATCCCTTTTATTAAACTAAGTTTTGCTTGATATCTTTCATCAGGCAGTACATAGGTATCTTCTATGTTATGCACCTGATTGTTAAACGAATCTAATAGAGATTCTAATGATTGTTGATTATATTCCACTGGTTAAGTCCTAATGTATACTAAAAATCTCTTACTTCTAACTAGGGGCGTACTCCTAAATTTTTAACACCCTGTTTTCATTATAAATCAAGGACTTAAGTTGTGGATAACTTTGTGTATAACTTATGGCCTCTGGGTACTGTATACCCCCCCCTATTCCTCTATAGTACTTACGAGAAGAAGTAGGTAGCCCCCATAACATCCTCAAGTTCTAAGGTATTAATCATCACCTCCCCTGAGGACTCTACAAGATGAGGCATCACTTGAGCGACCCACATAAATAAAGGATCTTCATGGAACAGTTCCACAAAAGACTCCCTCACAGCTAAGTTCAGTTTGGGTATATCGTTAGCGGGTACACCAAATGAGTCATGGATTAACATGAAATCATTAACGCCCTGCTCCTTCAACTTCTCGACTGTCCTATACATTAAGGTGGCATCTAAGGAATGTATCAAATTAGGGGCAATGCCGTTCTTCTGCTGACGTTTATTGATGTTACTCTTGGCCATCCTAATACTTAACCTACCTAGTACTGTGCGAATCTCCTTCTTCTTAGTCTCAACCTTCCACTGAACTACTGGGAAGTTAAAGAAAGGTGTCTTCCAGAAGAGCGGCACGTTTTCTTTATGTAGTTCGTAGTAGGCAGTGACGATGGATTTGATGTACTCCTGCCCAATGATAGCACTAGGTACAATTGCCCCGATGGATGCCTTGTTAAGTTCTACAAGTAACTTCTCTACAATCCACTTCTCACCTTCCCAGAAGATCTGTTCATTATCCTCCATCTCATTGAGTAGCTCCCTAATCTGGTCGAACATGCCCCTCATGGTTACTGAGTAAGGGACTGTCATGACATTACGCTTAGTTAACCTTCGGTCTACATTACCCGTCAGGTCTCGTGCTGCTTGATCAGTTTTTACAATCTTATATTCATTGTCGGAGTCCGTGAAGGCGAGTGTTTTAGGGTAGTCCCCTGTCTCCAAACGGTGATTAACCTCGTTAGCTACATCCTTATATACATCAGCGGGTAGGTCAGTACCGCCACCCTCACCTTTATCCACAACATTCACTACACGAGCACCCTCATGATCCTTAAGGAGCCCTGCATATAACTGTAGACCACTACAGGTAGCATCCAAGGATACAGGTAACTTAACCCCCTCCCCTCTGACTGAGGAGGCGTAAGCATCACACCCTGCTAGGAACATTAAAGGGTTCTCAGCCTCATTCCAAATCTCTAATGTTGCCATTGGGTCATTAGCTATCTGGAGCAACAGATCAGATTGCCCGTCCACCCACTTTATTCGGTCATCGTAAGAGAGCTTATCGTGCCCATAGCAGTTAGCTACATGTACCTTTAGCCAGTACTTACCATCCTCATCCAAAACTACAGGGTCAGCAAACTCTAGGAAAGCCTTAACTGAGCCAGTGGATTGAGGATTAAGTATCTGTTGTATCGGATATAGTCTACCTCTGAAGTCTGTATTGTACGTAAAGTACATAACGTCTCTCTCGGCATACTCTGTTGCGATACTGTGTGCCAATAGGAACATGATTCGCTTACTACGCATCGCTTCCAACTTCTTAAGCTGTATCTCCTTATCCTTGAACCACTTTCGGTAGTCCTCTACATTAAGGTGCTTACCTAAGTCATCAACAGCACCGTAGTCCTCCTTCTTAACCATCTCATAGACATTCAAGGTATTCATGTAGGGTATCTTCCCATAGTAGCAAGGATTACCCTTAGGTGTCCTCGGATCTACCATAGAGTCCGCAATAATCTTATTAACTACACCTAGTACAAACCCATTGATGTGCCATCGAGTCTGTTGAATATCATTGATCACCGTATACAACCTTTGGATGTCTGCAGGCTCCTCTAACTCCTCTATGTATCTAGTGGCTCGGTGGTTTCGGATGAAGGTAAGCGGGTTGTTTGTGTAGTAGCCACCGTTGCCCCATAAGGATGCCCAATGGAGAGGTGGTGCCACCATAGGTTTATACTGAACACTGAACAGGATGTTCTTATCCTTCACACGCCCCATCAACTTAAATACATCATCAGTTAGAGTAATAGTTTTGAGGGTGCGTTTAGCGTGGTACTCCTCTCGTATCTCAAATAGGCCGCATCCACTCCTGAGGACACAGTCGATTAACCTAGCTCCTACCTGAACCTTGAAGGTGTCCTCCCTCTCACTCACATCAGCCGATGTTTTCATTTGGGCTAACTTCTTCTTCCTGCTATTTATGTAGCCTATACCTCGTGAGCGATACTCATACTCAAGGTAAGAGAACAGCTTCGCTTCCCGCTTCTTAAAATCCTCAATGGTTAGCAGGTTGAGTACCTGTTTAGTTACCAAGATACTCATACGTGATAGCTTCGCTGTCTTCAATGCCGTACTATTGAGTAGACACTCTATTACCGTGAACGCTAGTACCTCATACCTACCTGTAAAGGAATCCCTTACAAATGATCTATAAGTACCTGCCTGACCACGCTCCTTCCCACGCTCTGCCCACTCTTCCATTGTACTTGCTACTTGTTCGATAGCCATGCGTTGCAGGACACTTCCTTCACTAGTGTTACTAAAGATGCCTGCTTGTATCATTCGAGATACAGAGTTCTCATACTTCTTCGTTGCGTCCTCATGGAATCTATGCTCCATGAATGCTTGTTCTAACATGAGGTCTTGCATATCCTCAGTCTCGTTTAAAAATTCACCTTTGTACATTGTTCCCCCTATATACTACTGTGCAGATTCTCACGCCTTACCTTACAGGGCGTACTCCTAAATCCAAAACAGTATGTTTTTCATATAAATCAATAGCTTATCTTGTGGATAACTATGTTGATAACTTCATGCTATTAAACGCTTTCCAGAACCCATCTGGATCATTAATCATAGAATTAGCTCTAC